AGAGTTCACCCAATACGTTCTTGAACGTCGTGGGCAAGTTCCTTTGCAGGAGCTTAAAGAACTTTATGAGCGTCGTTTGAAACTTAAATCAATATCCATCGCTACGGGAGAGACAATTCGCGCAATGTTGCCTCGTGAGGAACAACATCTGACTATGAGGGAACGAGAACAAAAGGTGCTAGCAGAGGCTCGTGCGGCTGGACACACTCCCGAGCGAGCTTAAAAGTTGGGTTGAATAATGGCACGGATGACGAAAGCTGACCGTTTCTCTCAAACTAAAGAGAGATTAGATAACACTTACAGGTGGCGTAGCGAAGAAGGCTACGACGCTAAGTGGCATCGAATGATTGACCTTTACAGAGGTAAAACATTTGGTGGTACTGGTGGAGGTTATGAAGGAAATGTGGGTTATGACCGCATTTCTGTCAATATGGCTTTCTCTACCGTTAACGTGATCTCTCCGAGCGTTGCGGTAAACCATCCGAAGATAACTGTTACAGCAAACAAAGAGGGTGACGAATCACGAGCCGTTTTTGTAGAGGCAGTTATAAATTATCTGTGGAGACATCACGACTATCGGAAACCATTTCGGCGGGCAGTTAAGGACTTTCTTATCATCGGACACGGCTGGCTTAAAGTCGGTTGGCGGTTTGTTGAAGAAGAACGAGAATTAACTCCCGCTGAAATGGCGGAAGAATACAACCGAGCAACTCTAGAAGTAGATCAGTTCGCTTACGACAACCCTGAAATGGTAAACGATTTACCGTCAGATCAGGATGTTATGGATGCTATTCCATCTAGAAAGATGGAAGTTGTTGAAGATCAAGCGTTCGTAGAGCGCATTAGTCCGTTCGATATGCTTATCGACCCTGAAGCTACATGTATGGATGATGCTCGTTGGATTGCTCAACGTATTGTGCGTCCACTTGCAGAAGTTAAAAAAGATAAAAGGTTTAAGCGTTCAACACGTCAAGATCTTGTAGCTGATTCTGGTGTGCGTTACCGCTGGGATGGCGACGATGAACGTGAAATGTATAACGAAGTAACTGCAAGAGTTACGTTGTACGAATTTTATGATCTTGAAGATGGCACTATCTCGGTGTGTGCGGAAAGCGGTGACGATTACCTGCTTGACCCAACACCAATGCCGTATCACTTTGGTCACCCGTTTGTAATGATGCGGAACTACGACGTTCCTGACATGTTCTACCCAATGGGTGACCTTGAAGCTATCGAATCGCTTCAAGAAGAACTAAACAAAACTCGTTCACAAATGGTGAACCACAGGAAACGTTACGCACGAAAGTACTTGTATCACGAACGTTCGTTTGGGCCTGAAGGCCGTGAAGCATTGGAATCTGACGAAGATGGACGTTTTGTTCCTGTTATCGACGAGAACCGTGACCTTGCGGGAGTGGTCCAACCATTACCGCAGGTCCCTCTTGCCCCCGAAATGTACAACCACTCCAACATTATCGAAGGGGATATCAACACTGTAAGCGGCGTATCTGAATATGCCCGTGGGCAAATGCCCGAAACTCGTCGTACTGCAACAGAAGCCAGCATCATTGTTGATGCGGGCAATGCTCGTGCTGCTGACAAACTTGCAATAGTAGAAATTTCTATTTCAGAAACAGCACGCATGGTCATGCAACTAATGATGCAGTACATGACCGACGCACAAATGGTGCGTATCACAGGCAAAGATGACGAAAAGTTTTTTGTCGCTTACACCCGTGATGACATTATCGGAGAATTTGATTTCTCTGTAGAAGGCGGCTCTACGCAACCGTTTAACGAAACGGCTCGCCGTCAACAAGCAATTTCTTTGCTAAACGCTATGGGTCCTTTGATTGGCACAGTTGTTGATCCTGCGGAAATAGCAAAACATGTGTTGTCTTATGGGTTTGGGATTAATGACCCTGATCGTTACATAATTCAGCAACAGCCAATGACTGCTGATATGGCAGCGGCTGAAGGGGAAGCAGGTATGGCACCACCACCTATGTCTCAAGGTGGAATGGGGCCAGGACCAATTCCTACACAAGTTTTTGAAGGCACAGGCGGAGTACCACCCGAACTGATAAATCAACTCCAAAACCAAATGGGTGTAGAGTTGCCCAACATGCAGTAATGGGACACTTCGATGTGTCATATAGGAACACCCGAAAGGATTCCTGATGGATGAAAACACAGCCTTGGGACTGGATACCAGCAACCCAAGCGAATCAAGTGAAGATAACGGCCCTTCGTTTACCGTCACTGTTGATGGTGAACAAATGGATGTGTCGCAATCTGAACTTATTAATGGCTACCAACGCCAAGCGGATTACACACGTAAAACGCAAGAGTTGGCAACTGAACGCGAAAGATTGGCTCAAGGCGAGGCAATCGTCCAAGCTCTGGAGTCTGACCCTGAAAGCGCTGTATCGGCTTTAGCTGATGCTTTTGGGATCAGAATGGGCAACCAAGCTTCTGTTCCCCAAGAGGAAATGGAAGAACTGGACCCAGAAGAAACCAGACTTCGACGGATTGAGTCGGCCATTGAAGAACAAGATCGCATACAGAGACAGCAGAATTTGCAGAAAGAAATGAATACGCTGCGAGACAAATATCAAGCTGACATAGATGAGAATGCTTTGTATTCTCATGCTTTGAAACACAATATTGGAAACTTAGATGCTGCTTATACTCATATGACTTATGAGGATTTGCAAAGCAAAGCTAAGAACTCTGACATTTTGGAAGAAAAGCGTGCAGCCTCAGTTGTTGAGGATGGGTCAGGTGCGACTGAAGGCGCTATCAGTCGTGATTTTAATAAAGCAGTTACTTCACTTCGAGATGCATTTGATCTGGCAAAACAAGAATTAGCCCAATAAAACTTTAGGAGTATCAAATGGCTGCGGGAAACAGCGATTTTAATGAGATTCTCTCTACGACTCTCAAAAACTACGTACCTAAATTGGCTGACAACGTTTTTACGGCTCGTCCTCTGTTCTATGCGCTTACCAATGGTCAGACCATTAGGCGCATAAACGGCGGTGCCAAAATTGTTGTTCCAATTATTTATGGTACAAACTCAACTGCTGGTTCATACAGCGGTTCTGACACTATTGACACGACTGCTCAGACAGGAATTACTGCTGCTGAGTACGACTGGAAACAGTATGCAGCAACCGTGACTATCACTGGCATTGAGGAAGCTAAAAACAATGGCGAAGCAGCAATAATCGACCTTCTTGAAGGCAAGATTATGCAAGCAGAGCAGACCATCATTCAAAACATGAACACCATGTTCTATAGCAATGGTGCGGGTAACGGCGGAAAAGACTTCCTTGGTCTTAACGGCCTTGTCGGAACAGGTAACGACTCTGGTAGCGCTATCGGCGGTATCGACGCTACTGATGCTGACAACTCGTGGTGGCGTTCGAGTCTCACCAACCAAGGTGGCGCTCTTACTTTGGCTGCTATGTCAACCATGTACAACAATGTTTCAGTTGGTAATGACCAACCGACCATTATCATCACGGATCAAGACGAATACGAAAAGTATGAAGCCTTGCTCCAGCCGAACCTTCGGTACACAAGCGCTGACGTTGCTGACGCAGGATTCCAGAACCTCCTTTTTAAGGGAGCACCAGTGACCTACGACAGTGACACGAACCTAGATACCAAAATGTTCTTCTTGAACACCAAGTACCTCAGGCTCGTAGCCCATACGGAAACTTGGTTCCAACCAACTCCGTTTGTACGGCCAACTAACCAAGATGCCCGCTACGCACAGATCCTGTGCTACGGCCAGTTGACGACTTCTAATCGTTCACGCCAAGGCATGTTGTACGGCCTTACCGATTAACAATAAGTAGTGGAGCGAGTATGCAACGTGAAGTAGCTTTGGTTTACAGTCGGGACTCAAGGCCCGCAGGTTCAACTGGCACTCGTCCAGGTCATTACGCACCTGGACAAACGGCAGGGGCACGACCCATGCCAGGTGTCACTGAGTTTGTTGAAGAAACCGAAGTTGCTTCCGTTGCAGCTTGCTCTGCAACGACCCGTGCGGGTACAGCGTGCAAAGCACGCCCAGTCGGCGGGTCGGATCTCTGCATTGGTCACACTAGACAATCGGCGGCTACCTGATGGCTTTAACTCTTGCTCAGATTCGTACTCAAGTACGTAGCGTTGTTGATATTGATTCAACTGATATTGACGATACGACGTTAGATACGATGATTGGTCAAGGATTTGATCTGATTGTTTACAGTGAAAAACGTTGGCCGTTTTTTGAAGTACGAACAACGTTTAATACTGTTAATGGGACCAAGGATTACACAATCGCAACTCTCGCTGGTGCTCCTGACGCTGTAAGTCAGGGTATACGTGACGTTCTTGCGGTTCGTAACGATGACCATGTGTTGCAATACATTGGTTCAGATAGCGCAGATTTTGATTACCCCTTAAACTCTTTGCCTTCAGGTTCACCGTGGGAGTGGAGTTTCTGGAACGACACTCTGCGTCTTTACCCTGTTCCTGATAGTGCAGAAACTATTTATGTGAGAGCTATACGTAACCCAACTGCGTTTGGGTTAGGTAGTTCTAGTGGTTCTTCTCCTGATTTACCTGATCCGTTTCATGCGGTTTTAGCTACGTACGCTATTTCGGCTGCGTATTTCCAGCAGGAAGATCCAACAATGGGTAACCAATACATGGCGTTGTTTACTTCACAACTTGACAACCTTGCCCGTCGCTACGCTGATACTCCTGCTCCGCAACCTATGATTGCGAATAGCCGAAGTTCAACTCTTTACGCTGCGGGTATGGGAAGGTTGAGGTACGCCAATACTGGCGGAGTGGTCTGGTAATCCCTGATGGCTCGTCAAGGATTTTCTCTTGAAGTACTGGAATCGTTTTCAGGTGGATTAAACCTTAGAAGCGATCAGTTCAACCTTGCAGACAACGAATCACCCGACATGCTCAACGTAACTGTTGACCCTCGTGGTGGTATAAGAATGCGTGACGGTGTTGACCGCCGAAACACCACAGCCTTAAGCGCTGACGTTAAAGGCATGTGGGGGTTTCACACTGATTCTGGAACTAACCAGTTAATGGTTAATTACGGAACCAAAGTGGCTCATTCGGCGGCGGGCAATTTTACGGATTTAACAGGAATAACAGCAAGGACAGATGGCTCCCGTGTTTACGGGATGACAATGAACAATGTTTCTTATGGCGTTAGTTATGACAAGCCGTCTTTCAAGTGGGATGGGTCAACGGCTGCGGATCTCGGAACCGCTTTTGGGGCAAGCGGCAACATGCCGCAAGCCCAATACATTGCTTTCTGGAACAACTTTGCATGGGTGGCGAACACTTACGAATCAGGAACGGGTTACCGTTCCAGAGTCAGATGGTCAAACACAAACACCCCAGAAACATGGTCAGCGGAAGATTACGTAGACATAGATGTTGGTGAACACGGCGACCAGATAACTGGTCTGGTTGCTGCTGGTGATCGTTTAATAGTTTTCAAAACAAACAGCGTGTATGCGATATTTGGTTTTGATTCTGATTCGTTTCAAGTCGTTACGTTAAGTAACGACGTTGGGTCAGTAGAACTGTCGTCGCCTGTAAATACTCCAGTTGGAACATTTTTTTGGCACGCACAAGAAGGCATATACGTTTACGACGGTCAAAGTTTTACGTGGCTGTTTAGCAAATTGCAGCCAGCTATAGATAACCAGCAAATTACTTTTGGTTCTACTCCACAAATAGCGTGGGGTAACAACAAGCTTTACGTTTCTCTTGATTACAGCGCTAACGCTGCAACTGCTCGCCGCACTTATATTTATGATCCTTCGCTGGGTCAGGGTGGTGCATGGGTAGCTACAGATATTGATGCTGGCCCATTGTTTTCGTATCGGCCACCAAATAGTACGCCTACAGTGTTTGCTGGATGTGTAGCAAATACAGGTTCTGTGGTTGATGTTGAAGATGAACAAAAACGTGACGCTGATCGTTACACGTCAAGCACAGAAACACATATTGATTCATACTTCGTTACTCGTTGGGTAACAGGAAAAGACCCCATTGTTAAGAAACGTTGGGGTCGTCCAAGGGCTGTTGTTTCTGCTGAAGAAACAATTACGTTGCCTATAAACATTTTTAAGGATTACGACAAATCTACGCAAACGTCTAGTTTTAGTGTGAGCGTTGAAGGTAAAACGTCTGCTTCTCGTTGGGATACAGCTAAGTGGGATGATGCGGGTGCTGATTCTGCTTATCTTGCTAAATGGGATGCTATTGGTCGTGATCTCACCGCTGATGTCAAAAACTTGCCTACACTTGGGACAGGACGGAGTGTAAGTATGAAAGTCAGCGGACCTACTAATAATTTCCATTGGGAAATCAATGCGCTGGCGTTCACATATACGCCAAGGAGACTGCGTTAAATGGCAACTCTTGGACCTCTAAACGACTT